TGATTTGAACGAGTTGTCTGGTGGTGGGCGGGGGCCTGAGGTGCCGCCGTCGGCGACACCTCCGAGAGATTTGGTTCCTCCGATAAGCGAGGTGCCTGCTGCTGGTGTGGCCCGCGAAACAGGGGAAGCCGCGGTCAGGGGTGGCGGCATCAGTTCGGAGTGGAAGACGCACAGAACGTTGATGCTGCCCGCCAGGAGTTCTATCCGCGAAGCGGTTGTGTCGCTGTTAGGCGGCATGGATGGCGTCACCATTCAGCCTGGGTCTATAAAGATTACGGCGAAAACCGAGTCGCAGGTTCAGAAGATCAGAACAGCCTTGACGCGAATGTTGGATTATCCGACCCTGGAGAAGAAGGATCGGCTCAAGGTTGAGAAGTTGTTGAATCAGATGCAGGAGTCGTTCCCTGTGGGGGCGGCGCCGCCGAAGGTTGAACCGTTTGAGGTTCTTCCTCCGTCGACACCGACACCGCCGAAGCCGTCGCCTGGATACGGTGGCACTAAGAGTGTTGTGATTCGCACACCGTTTGGTGATTTCAAACTTGAAACAGTTGGTAAGGCTCGCAGCAAGTTGACGGTTACTGCGTCGCCTGCTGGTGTGATCAAGGGTCCAAGGAATCTTCTCGTCGGTAAAGGTGCTACTGCCCGCAATGTTGATGAGGCGTTGGAGAAGATTGAGCGGTGGGCAACGGAGATCAATCTGCGGCGGCGCACCCCGTTGAGCGCCATGCAGAACGCTGCGCAGGATCCTGCTGTACGCCACGCTATTGCTCAGATAGCGGGTGCTACGGAGGTGACGGAGTTCCGTGGGTTCAAGGGGCAGGTGTGGGAGACGGATTCCCCGATGACGCAGGTCGAGGCCGATGTGTTGCATCAGTCGGCTGCTTTGTACGAGTTGGCTGAGGCCGATGCGTTGTACATGTTGGCGGGTAGGGCGTTGTCTGACGGGTTGGAGGACGATGCCATTATCTTTGGGATGTTGGCGAGGCGACGGCAGATCAGCCATGAGTTGCATCGGATGACGGAAACGTCGTATCCGCAGGATGCGGCGACAGAGTTTCAGAAGGCGTTGCGGGCGTTCGACAATCGTCGAACACGGGATGGGTACCAGTCGGCGATGACTGAGGCATACGCCGACCAGTGGGGGCCGAACAGTGAGTTGCGTCGGTGGTCGACGGGGTGGTCCGCTCCTGGTGATGCCGATCAGCAGGCTGCCATGTTTCACATGTTGAACAGTTTGTTCGATGTTCAGCGCACTAGCGGCGACTTCTCTGGGTTTTTCAAATGGTACGACCAGTTTCTCAACTACTGGAAAGCGCAGGCGGTAGCGACCCCTGGCTTTGTTTTGCGTAACGGATTCGGTGGGTCGTGGATGTCGTATGCGTTTGGGGGCATGGAGTTGGGGGCGACAAACAAGTTTGCTGGAACATATTTCAAGGCGATAAAGCGTGGCGGTGAGGCTGGGTATTTGGCTGGCATGGATTTGCTGATCGAAGATTTGGCTCGTTCACCAAAGTCGACGTTGAGGGTTGGGTTTGGGGCGAAGGTCGACATCAACGAGTTGCGTCAGATCAAACGTGTGTTGGATTCGGGGATCACTGGCGGCGGTCAGGTCATCACTGAGGTTGAGCGGGCTGTGGCTACTCGTTTGGTGAAGGAAACAAAGATGCCTATCACGGGCAACCCTGTTGACATTGTGTTCAATCCGTTCTCCACGGAGTTTGCTCCGTTCCGTGCTGTCAGGTCTGCTAATGAGCAGATGGAATCTGTGTTGCGTGGGTCGTTGGCGTTTGATGTGTTGCAGAAGGGTGGTTCGTTGGATGAGGCTGCGGGGGCTGTCTATAAACTGCAGTTCAACTATGCGGATTTGACGCCGACGGAGCGTAAGGCTCGTCGGGTTATTCCGTTCTGGACTTGGCAGAAGAACGTGGTGCCTGTGTTGGTGGAGTCGTTGGGGAAGCATCCCAGGGCATGGGGCAGGTTGCAGCAGTTGAAGGGCAACATGGAGTCAACGTCGGAGCAGAAAGGTGTTGTTCCTGACTATTTCTTGGAAAACATGGGGATCAGGTTGCCGTGGAAGATCAACAACTATCAGACGTATTGGATTCCTGATTTGCCGTTCCGCGATTTGAACAGGTTGGTGAAGGAACCAACGTCGATTACGAGGGTGTTTGCCGAGTCGGCTGCCCCTCCCGTACGTTTGCCTTTGGAGATCTGGGCGAAGAAACAGTTCTTTGCGGATTTGCCGTTCAGTGGCCGCTATCAGCAGGTGCCGCCTGTGTACGCCAGGGTGCCGTTCCTAATGGAGGCGTTGGCTTCTGTCGGCAAGGCGAAGAAAAACAAGAGTGGTACGTGGAAGATGCGTGACCATGACATCTATCAGATGGATGGGTGGATGCCGTTTATGGCTAGGTTCCGTCGGTTGTTGCCGAACGAGTCGAGGTATTCTCGCCGTGTGGCGTCGACGACGGTATCGGTTGTGTTTGGTACTCAGGTGCGGGTTGTGGATCCGCGTGAGACACGCAACCAGTTGTTGAGAGACGATAAGGCTTTCAATGAGAAGATGCGTGATTTGATCGACATTGAACTGAGGTTGCGATGAAGTTTGTTGACAGGGTGGAGTGGCGTGCGCGCCCTCCTCATAGCCGTTTTAGGCCATTGGTTTCTCAGCGGGTTCAGGGGATTGTTGTTCATCATAGTGGTGTCAGGAATGGTCCTTCTGGTGCCTCTGCGGTTAGGTCGTTTGAACGTTACCACATGGACACCAAGGGGTGGGATGGTATTGCCTACAACTGGTTGGTGGATGCGTCGGGTACTATTTTTGAGGGCCGTGGTGCGAAGGTGCGTGCGGCTGCGACGAAAGATTGGAACTCTAAGTCTGAGTCGGTGTGTTTCATTGGTTGGGGATTTGAGCCTGTGTCGGATGCAGCGTTGGTTTCGATCAAGGCTGTGATTGATGATGCGCAGAGTAGGTATGGGGGCAAGTTGTGGGTAAAGGGGCATCGGGATTTGTCGGCGTCGACTTGTCCTGGTGATTGGTTGTACGATTGGTTGACTTCTGGGGCGGAGGAACCTGTAGGTGATCCGTCGAAGATCGACTATGAGTCGATTGTGGCCTATTTGAGGGCCTTGGAGGGGGAGGTGAGGGGGAAACCCTTGTCGAGGTTGCGGCGGAGCCGTGGAGAGGCTGTCAGGGTCGCTCAGAGGCATCTGAGCGCCCGTGGGTATGCCCCTGGGGTGGCTGACGGCATCTATGGGAGGCGTACAGCGGCTGCGGTGTCGAAGTTTCAGTCGGATCAGGGCTGGTTGAAGGCCAATGGGGTTATTGATTGGCAGACTTGGTCTGCTTTGTTCGGGGCGTAGCGGGACAGGGTGACCTATGGGTATGAACTCTGATCCCGAAGTGGGCAATGAGGAACCAGTGGCAGCACCTGATGCTGCATCCGCGCCCGAAGGGACAGTGCCCCGCAGTGCCGATCAGGCTGATCGGCTGCGGGGCATGATGTTGGCTAATCAGCATTCCAACGGCCGTCCATTCGGCAAGTGAGGACTAGGCATATGGGCAACATGATTGAACGGGCAGCGTGGACTTTTGTCCAGGCGTTCCTAAGTGTATTCGTGGTTTCTGAACTGGGATCGTGGGAGTCCGCCGCCATAGCAGGTGCGGCTGCTACACTGAGTGTCGTGAAGACGTTTGCTCGGGACCAGTTGTCGTAATGGACGAGGTCGACTTCGACGCCAAGTGGGATCACTTCCTGGCGTGCGAGGGCGGCGACATCGAAACAGAGGTCGCTGAGAACCTGAACCGTTCACGGCATCTTCTCGACATGCGTGACGGCACTCACGCATCGTGGGATGCCAACCAGTTGGGGGTTCTTCTCGTTTTCGGCGGTCAGGATGCCTGCGACTTTATTGGCGCATGGCACGATGCCGACGACGGCAACCTGATAGCGTTAGCCAAGGTGTTAGATTGGGTCAACAGCATGGTTGGGATGATCGAGCAGTGTGTCGCCATGTACGGCACCACAGATTTCGACTTAGAGTCCTAAGCGTCTCTTGATGGCGGGATGCCGCCGCAGTTCAACGTTGAGAGAGTCGATGATGCTATCTCGGCGACGCGCCAGCGTCGTTTTGGGAATCCCGATGACCCTACCCGTGAACCTCAAACTCATCTTCACGTTGCACAACATGTGGTAGATCCACATGTCGTCATCAGATAACGTGTCGAAAGCGTCGGCGACAACTTCTCTGATTTCGTTTTGTTCCAGCAGGCTTTCGAGCGGAACGACTCCTGGCGGGCATGTCATCAACGCCTCGTAGGTGGTCAACGCTCGGTGTTCTTGCCACGGGCGGGGAGAGCGTGAACCTTTGTCTGTGGCGGCGATGGTGCCGTCGAGAACCTGGGGGTCCGCCGCCCATGTCCCCTTCTTTCCTTTAGCCGCCATCAGCGGCCCATCGCAGAAGCGATGGCCGCACGTTGAAGTACGCTTTGCCTTCGCTGAACTTTCCCAAGGGCACATCTTCTTTATTGATGATACGAACCAGGTCGGCGTACAGAATCTCGGTGAAGTCCTGTTTCGGCGTTGACCAGATCCACAGCCACACTGGCAT